TCTCTTAACATTGCAACCATCTTATGAAGTCTTTCCCAGTTTGCTGGAACATGTTTTTGTTTCCAGATTTGACCCATTAATTTGTCAATACTTTTCTCTGGATTGTTTTCATCAAATGGTAGTTTAGTCATTTTTGCCATCATCTTACCAAATGTTTTTAACTTGACAACATTTGCTGGTGATAGGTTTTCAATCACTACATGATGACCTGTAAATTCTTTTGATTCATTTGCATGTCTAAGTGCAAGTTTAACTGCTGGATGTTTTGATAATCCTCTTTTAAACTTCTCAATCTCTTTGATTGCATAGTTAGTTGCACCACTTAAATCAAGTGCAAGTTCGATTGCTTTCTTAACTGACTTATCTCTTGCAGCTGCTTTTTGTTTTGGATTATCTCTGTAATATTGATTAATCTCTGAACCTGTAAGTTTAGATTTACCCATTTTAGATAGTGGGTCTAACTTACCATCTTTGACTCTTTCATCTATTTTCTTACCATCTTTATCATACTTACCAGACTTTTTCTTTGCAATTGCAATTGCAGCCTGTTGTGCAAAGTTCTTTCCTTTACCTTCACTTACTGCTTTTTCTAAATCTTTTGCTTGACCAGCATGAGCTTTACTTGCACCTTTTAATTTTTTTATTATTTCTTTTACTTTTGGTACATCTTTATCATCAAGTGCTTCTGGTATAGGTTTTACCCCTTGTTGTTTGAACATCTTCATCAAGGCATTGTTAGTTGCAAGTTTGATTTTGTTATCTTTACCCATTGCAACCATAGTATTTTTAAATCCTACTGGATTTTGTTTTTGCATTGACATTGCAACTTTAACACCAGTCATGTTAAGAAGTTTTGCAACACCATACTGGAACATTTTATCACCACCAGTGTTGAATAATTTGTCAATCATTGCACCAGCAGATGCTTCTACTATGTCAAAGTTTTCTTTTTGCATTAACATTTTAGTGTTAAGAGTTCCAATCATCTTAAGGATTGTATTTCTTGCATCTAAAACTTTTTCGTAATCTTTGTTATGAACTGTATTCTTGAGTTCTTTGTCACCCATGTTTGCAATCTTCTGATAAGATACTAAGACCTTTTGCATGTCTTTAGAAACCTTTTTCATTGCATCGACTTCTTGTTTCTTGACTTCATTCATCATGTCATCATCTGGATGTATGACATGTGCAAGGTCTTTATCGTGATTTAAATTACCTTTTTTCTTCTTGACTATAAATGCATTAACTCTTGCCATGCCCCACTGTTGTGGTGTAGTTCCTGGCCTATGACCTGTTTTCCATGCAGCCATTCCACGATTATAAACTTTTCTTAATGTTCCTACTGAGATACCAGACTTCTTAGCTTTATCTGCTAATGCACCTTCATCTAAATCTTTATTTTCATCTAGATACTCTAACCATTCATTAATTTCATCATCACGAACATCTTCGATGAGAGAGTCTATTAACTCCTCATTTAAGATATCTTCATTTGGTTTTGCATACATTGACCTGTATGCATCTGCAACAGACGATACTGTTTTAGCATCTCTTAAGTATGACATAGTTTATTTTCCAGCTTTTCTATTGTTGTATATTAAAGATTTTTCTTTAACATATCCTAACCTTCTAAGTGTTTCTTTGAAGGACTTACTTCTTGCATCGTATTTCATCTCAGATGCATCTTCTTTCTTGTCGATTGCTTTTGAGATTGCTTTTCTTTTCTTATGCAAGAATTTATCAGATGAATCAACATCACCATCGTTATCGATGTCTTTGTCTTTTCTATCTTTAAACTTTTTCTTAACTGCTTTTGGTTGAACTTTATCTAAACCTTCACCATCATCTGACTTATCGTTAGTATTGTCTTCTTTAATTTTTACTGGATATTCTTTACCAGCAAATACAAAAGTTTTCTTACCATCTTTATGTGCTTGACGAGCTGCAGATATAAATGACCTTTTATCATCATTTACTGCTTTTCTTAGTTCTTCAAGTTCTCTGGTGAATGTTTCTGCAACTTCTGGTTTTTCCTGTAAAGGATAATTATGAAGTGCAGCTTGTTTCTCCATACGAGTTTGAGGTGCTTGTCCAGAATTTAGAACTTCCGAGACCGCGTCAGCAACAGATTGTGTCACTTTATCAGTCCCACTATTGAATTTTAATCTATCTTTTATATCTGACATTGTGGTCTCCTGTTAAATGTTTCCTATAGTATTTATATATATTACTTTTCTGACTGTTTCTGTCTGAATCGTTTTAACCTTTCTACTTCTTGTTTTTTGACTTTTGGAAAGAGTTTTTTACTTAATTTTGCAATAACACTCTTCTTTTTATCAAGTTTTTTACCAATTGCAATTCTAGCACCCATTGCAAGTTCACTTGCAGCCTTACCACCAGACATTTTCTTAAATAGAATTTGTCTTGCTTGTTTTTGTGCTTTTGCTTTCAACTGGTCATTAGTCTTCATTCTCTTCTTTTTACGAGCTTTAGTTCTTGCAATTTTTTGTGCAAGTCGTCTCATTCTCATACCAATTGCCCTTCTTTGTTGCATATTAAGGACTTCGAGTTGTAATTGTCTTGTTAATTCTGTTGCAAATTTACCTTCTGCAACTTTATGTTGTTTCTTTGCCATGTTCATTGCTGTACCATGCATGACTTCTTTTGCTTTATCACCATACTCTTTCTCAAAGTAATCTTTTTTCTTTTTAAGGTCTTTATAAATCTTTTCTTTAGTAGCCATAACTGAATCGGATACTTCATTTGTAGAATCAACTGGATTGGTTGCTCTATTTTTAATTCTTGTAGTTCTTCTTCTATCTGCATCCATTTCTCTATCATGTTTAATTTTAAGCTGTTCTTTCTCTTTTGATTGTTTACTTTTCAATGCATCTGTTGTTGCATCTTCATTTTTTGCTCTTTGAATTTGGTCTGGAGTTGGAGCTCCTTTTTCTCCTTTCTTTCTCATCCTTTCACCACTCCCTCTTTTAATTCTTTCTCTTTTCTTTCTAATATTATCCCAAAGTCCTTCACCAAATACTCTATCTTCCATGTCTGCTGGATGTTCATATTCAGCTGCAAGTGCAATATTCTTCATAGGTTTCATAGTCAATGCATTCTTCCATGCATTTGCCATTCTATTATCTGGAAAACTTTTAACAAATGCTCGTAATCTAGGAAATATTTTAGTCGTATTTTTATCTAAATCACCAATATCACCATCATTGTCAACGATAAAAAAGTTTTGTCTACCAAATGCATTTTGTAGTTTACCCATATTTGTTCTAACTCTTGCATGGTTGTCTTGTACTATCTTGTCTGGTATACTTCTTGCTCTTGTTCTGTTTCTATCTAATGCAGTTTCTAAAGAAGTATTTACGAATACCATTGCAGTTTCGTAACCGAGTTGTTCTAGTAATTTCTTTTGTACGAGTAGTTTCTTAATATCTCTTGCAGTAGAATCTATAACAAGACCTAATCTACCTTTAACCAACATATCTTGTCTTTTTGCAGTTATAGCTTTTGCATGAACTCTGATTGCATCTCTTTGTTCTTCTTCATCCTCTGGCATCTTAAGGGATAGACCTGCTTTCTTAAGACCATTTTCAAATGAGTCATCTGAGTTTACTGGTCGTAAACCCATAGAACCAAACCCTAATTTTTTAGCTGCAAGTGATTTACCACTGCCTGGGCCTCCTGCCATAAAGACAGCCTTAAATACGCCAGGGTCGTTAATCCCTTCAAGTAATGAGTTGTACTTCTCTTCCAATGTCATTTCTTATATACTCTGGTATATGATGGAATTCTTCACGAATTGCCATTCCCTTTCTTACTGCTTTATACAGTTGTTTCCCTTGTCTAAAAGTTCTTGGTAATGCTGAAATAAATCCTTTTTCATCACCATCAAAAGCCATTGCTCTCATCTTAGATGCAGACATACCAGATATGTCATCTGCATCTGGGTCTCTTTCACCTGCTGATACCAATTGGATATCTTTAAAGTTGTAGAAACCATGTCTACCTTTCACACCATTGTACTTTGTGAGTAGACTTTCAAATTCTCTTAGTCTATCTGAACCAGCAACCATCTTGATACTTCTGTATCCTCGGTTATATAAGTCAACAACTACATCAAAAACTGTTCTAGAATTAGATGTAGAAACTGTTACTTTTGCTGGTCTGAACAAGAGTTTCATGAACTTTGTTTTAGCTCTATAGTCTAATGGATTCTTTTTTGGGTCTTGACTATGACTTGTATAAATGAATCCATCATCTGAACCTGCGACCTGTTTTACTTTCATTGCAAGTTTAAGATGTCCAGCAGTTGGTGGATTAAACCTACCAAATGCAAACACAGCAGTTTGTGAATTTATATCTTCAACTATGTCTCTGAAAGATTTCATACAAGTATTTATGTTTTTTCGATTTTATGTTTATTGTTTTTTAGTAGTTCATAGTCAATATTAACTAATTGACGACACCTATTCCACCATTCTTTTAGGTCTTCATCATCTTGTAATTCACTTACTACATGTTGTCTGACATATGGAGTAACATTAATATGTGTATGTTGATACATTTCATATGGTCTCTCTTTATGAAAAATATCAACTATCTCTTGATTTATAAACCCATAATGTAATAAAGAATCTATGATGCCTGCAGAGTTTTTTAGTGAATCCTCAGAAATTGTCATTCTAGCATCCATAGGAACAAACTCTAATTCATGTTTGAAATCAATTAAGACATCATATTCATCATACATTGACTTACCTTTCCATAAAGGTCTTCCCAGTATAAATGTATGGTTTGCTTGAGGGCCATATAAACCACCTAATGCTAATTGTTCTGGTTCTGTAAAATATAATATTCTCTTGGCAGAGGTATATAATTTTTCCCATCCACTTTCACTCATTACATCAGTTTCATATTTCCAAGGATTTAGAAGACCATTATCCATTTCTGTTATTAGTCCAGATATAAATCTATCCCAAGGGTCTCTAACTATTAAATAAGTTTTATAATCTGAAAATGGTTTTAGTGTTTGCCATGGTGGAAACTTTGTAGTTTCATGGTCTTCATGCCATTGAGTAGATTGCATAACCCAAGTAACATCACTATCTTTACCGAAACAATTATTAACAGTTTCTATTTCGTTTCTATCAATAATAGTACTACCATAATAAAATGGTTTTGTTGTATCGTCTGTTTCTACACCTTCGGTTTTACCAACTAGACATATTTTTTTATTATACTCGTTGTCTGAATATAAATCTTCATAGAATATCGATAATTCTTCTTGAGATAAAATTGATTCTGGTTCTCTATCTGCACCTTCAAGCCAATGCCAATCATCATCAAAATGACTATTCATATAACTTAGATAAAAACGAATAGATGAATATCCTACTTTACGAGGACATGTAAGTATAACTTTTCTTTTCTTTGAGATAAATGTGGGATGATTTCTTTCCCAAACTGTAGTACCATTCCAATCTAAAACACCTTTATATATTCTAAAAGGTTTACCATCTTTAGATTTTAATTTTAAGCCTTCTTCATCATATGATGCACCATATATTTGATACGCTTTTAAAGCATCTGCCATAATATAACTCCATAATTTATTTGTCCCAGTCTTTCTGTACTGTAAAGTTATTTAGTGAGAATTCCATTCTGTCTACTAACTTCACTGCACCACCAAGATTATTATCAATTGCAACAAACCCCTCTGGTGCAACGACATCAAAACCATTATCTTTTTTAACAAACATGTCTGTTAATTGTTTTGCTTTATTTACTTTTGTAAGTATCTTAATCTTTGCATAGTTTATTAATGCTTGAAACTCAACTAACAACTTAAGTGTTGGTAATTGTTTTCTAATCTGTGTTAAGTATATATTTTTGTTTTTTTCTTTGACTTTTTTTGCTGAAGCAGATTTAAGCTTATCTATCTTTGCATCCCACTTCTCTTTAACGAAAATTAAGTATCCATCTGCGTGTTTCTTGTAGTTTAGTCGTAGGAAGTTCTCACCTTCTCTCACTTTACTGTTATGATATGTTTTATAACTCATCCCAGCTTCCATCTCACCTTGAGTTTTAAGGAATGCATCAAGGGCTGGTTTTTTAATCTTTGCAAATAACTTACCTGTTCTGGACATCAATCTGGTTAATTCTGCTGTATCTTTTTTAGTTAATGTTGCAGTTCCAGATACATCATTGTAGGATGCATCATCCATCCAGACTTTACTTGTTTTCTTAAGACCAGATATGTTTGCACCAAATGATGCTTTAAGATTTGATAATGAGTCACCTGTATATGTTGTGTGAAATACGATACCTATGTTTGCTTTCCTCATAGTAGATGCAAGGTTAGATGTAGAAGGAACTGCATAGGTGATAGTATTGGGGCCGAAGGTTTCGTATGTTTCCCCATTTATTTTTTTCTTTTCTAGGTCTCCTTTGATAAACATCAAGTCACCTTGGAGTATCTCTGTAAATCCTAAATCTTTTAGATTAGTATAACATGCTTTAAACTTATCTTTAAGTGTTTCCGATAAATCATCTGCATCATTTATTTCTTTGATAGACTCATAGAACCTAGGGCCTGTTTTTCTAAATAAACTTTTCTTTGCAACAAAGAAGTTGCCTGACTCTGGATTAGTTCCACACCAAATTGCTGGAGCACCATCCCACTTAACAGTTACATTGGTACTTTTTGAACTTCCAGATGATAACATATCACGAAGTGACCTAATAAAGTTTATAGATGCACGACCACCATCAATACCATTATTGAATATTTCGTCTTCTATATGTTCTAAATGTACATTAGGACTTGGCATTTCTTTCCTTAGTTTTCTTTTTCATCTTGTTTATGTATGCACGATAAACAGCTGCTTCTGCACTCTTACCCATCTCTTTTGCTCTTTGTTCCATTGCAATTGCAGCTTGTATCTTATGTGCATGAGATTTACCAGAGTTTTTAATCTTATTAACACTTGCTTTTGCATCATCAACTGTTGCAAACTTCAATCCATGAATAGTTCCTTTAGGATTCTCATCTGTGTATAAATCAGAATGTTTTTTAGAATTTGCAGGCTGACCTTTTTTTCTAGGTATCCTAGGATTCTTTTGTTCTATAAATTGTTTAAAAGAAATCATTTGTTTCTTACATTTCCTATTGCATCTGTATATGCAAGTGTTAAGGGTAGTAAATCTTTAATTGGTAAATCTATTTCTAGTGCAGTTACTTGTATAGCTGGGTCAACCAGTACAGCAGATAAAAATCTATGGTGACCATCTATGATTCTGTCATCTTTAGATACCACATAAAAATTATTCTTGGATGCAGAAAAATCTTTAGTTCCTTTTGCACCAAACTTTGATACATTCTTAATTGATTTGTCAAAATAGATTTGACTCTGAATAGGTTTTAGTTTTCCTACTGCAATCTTTTTAATTTTAACATTTACTTTGTCATCGTCTTTATCACCATCATTTTTTGCAAGACCACCAGTCACCCATTTCTTTCCTGTCTCTTTGTCTAGACCTTGAGGAAATGGGTCGTCTGGAACTTCATTCTTTGCAAAAGGTCTTGCAATATCAATTGCACCTGCTTTTAATCTTTTTTGTAATAGTTTGATATCTCTGTTATCGATTACAGGCATATCTTTTCTTTGTGCAAATCCCATCCTTGCAAGTTTTTGTGCAAGTTTGTAGTTCTGTGAAAACTTAGGAATCTCTTTATCTACATCAAATCCTTTCTTATCAAAAAGTTTTTTTGCATGTTCGTATGCTTTCTTTTCGTCTGTTTTGATAAGTTCCATCTTACCAGCTTTTGCACCACCTTTACTTTCTGCTATGTATCTTCTAAAACTCTTCATACCTTTATGGGATACTTCCCACCCCCTGTTAATTTTATGTTCCTAATATCTAAACCGAAGAAATTAAGAACTGCATCGATTAATTTTCTACCTTGTTTTTTAATCCAATCGAATGCCATTTTTAATCTTTTCATAATTGCATCAAGAACTCTTTTTGCTTGATTCTTAATAGAAGTTGCAACATTCTTTGCCTTAGATACTAATTTGTTAAACATTTGAAATTCATCTAATTGTTCTACTTTACTTTCATGTAAGACTTGCATTCCTATTCTTTCTTTTGCACATTCTTCTTTTATAATGTCTGCAAATGTAGGTTGATATGATGATGTTAATCTTACCTTTTTACTTCTTAGTGCAAGATAAGGTGGTGAACCAGATGAACTTTTAAAAGATACATAAAAGTTATTACCTTTTGCAAGTACTTTACCTGCTTGACTAGGTGAGTTTAATTCTAAAATATCTGTAATTGTTCCTGTTTCTTTAAATGTAACGACTTGGTTTGCAACACCTAGTGAGTCTTTACCAAATTTATTTTCACCAGTTGCAGCTTCCCAACAAAAGAATTCTTTCATTAATTGTTCTGAATTGAATAAGTTTTCCATTTCAGTTGTTAAGTCTTTTGCAAATAATTGTCCTTGGTCTAATTCTGCAATTTTCTTCTTATCTGCTGGAGATAGGTTTTTCTGGTCTCTCATTTTATTAAGTTTTGTTATAGTATCATCTGATTGTAGTTTAATCATTTTGTTTTCAAGATTATCAAGTAATGATTCTACTTTCTTTTTACCATTTGGGTCAATAGAATACATTCTCATCGCAGCTTCTACTGTAGATATTGCTTCCATCTTACCAGCAGATAATAGTTGTGAACCACCAGCTTTCTTTAATGAGATTCTTTTATTACCATCTATTAAGTCTGTTTTAGGTGTTTTGTTTGTACCCTTCCATTCTTTGGATATGGGTAAGGTAGATGCACCAAGTTGTTCTAGTTTTTTAACTCCGACTTTCTTTATAAATTCTTTACCAAGTTTTGTTCCTTGTTTTTCCCAATCACCCCAGAACTTTTGAGCTCTTTTCCATTCTGCACCTTGATTCCATTTGTCACCTTGTTCTTTGTTTACTGCAACTGCAATGATAGATTCCCAGTCTTCACCTTTAGGATTACTTCCACTTACTGTAGAGAATCCATTTGCAATTTTATCTACTTTAGAATGAAGAACACCAAATGCATCTTTATGTAAATTTTTCCAAGATGGGTCTAGTTCACTATTATCATCTACACCACTAATTAACTTTTTAAGACGAAGAAATGCATCATTGTTTTTTATTTTTAATTTATTGCCATCAGTATCAACTAACTCACCCTTACTTCCCTTTTTTATAAATTCACTCTTATTACTTCTTTTGAATATGTCTTCACCACTTGCTTTCATACCACCTTCATGTAACATTTCAATATTTGAAAAGTGTGGTTTTTCTGTCATGATGCCAGATTCTTTTTTGTAATGAGTATACAATGCACCAGCAAGTTGATGTCCAAACTCTGTATCAGATGGATAATGAACACCACCTATTTGTCTAGAGTTGCCTATATCGTCTCCTATCTTTTTGATATTACCCTTATGTTCGAATGGTACTCTATCTGCAAGATATAAACTTATAAATCTACCCTCAGTTGCGTGTCCAGATGGATATGATGGAGTTTCAGCTGTTTTTAGTGGATGTATAGTGAATGGTGTTTCACGATAAAACGACATTGCATTTGCAAGTTTATATGGTCTTGGTCTGTTATAATGTATCTTAAGCTGTAAAACAATAGACCTAAATTTATCTTTTATCTTTTCTACATCTTTTAAATCTTTCATATCCAAATCATTTTCTTTAAAATATCTTTTAAAAGGTTTCATGATTTTTTCATCTACCTCATCCATAAACTCTTTTGTGTCTGGTCTATAAATTTCAAACGACTGTAATATCTTAAGCTCTTGTTTAGTAACTAAAGATGAATTTAAAGGTGGATTATAGTCTAACCAATGTTGAACTGGGAAGTCTTTAAAGATTCCTTTATCAGATTCTAGTTGACCCTTCCTCTTGGAATTCAATCTCATATTGTGTCCAATAGAATCTAATGGTGAATTGTTTTCTTGTAAATGTTCGTAAAAAGTTTGCATAATACTATTTATGTAAATAAAAAAGGGAACACTTGCAAATGTTCCCTTAGTAGCAATTTACTCTGTTAGTTATATGTGAATGTTTTCCTAACTTGTTCCGAGCGGAAGGACGCCAATCGACTCTACTTACTGTCCTACGATTTCACTGGACTTAACCCATGTAATTTTGTTAATTGTTTCCAATTTTCTTTTGTAATTCTTTGTCTTTCTTTTTCCCAATCTTCCCAATCATGTGGTGTTCCAGCATTAGGTCTGGAATTAGATTGTGCTCTATCCCATGCTTGTTTTTGTAATGTTCTTGGAAAATCTTTCATTTTTTTAATCTATGTTGTTTGAGAAGATTATCGTATTCTTCAATTTGATTTTGAAGTTGATTTTGTTTTGTTTCGTCTATTTTGAGTTTTCTTAGATGAATAAGTTCTTTCTTCAAAAGAACTTTTCTTTGAAGTATATCGACTGTTGCATTCCCTGTTAGAACGCCTGACTTATTCCCATTATTATTAGACATACTAATATCACTCCAATCAAAATGTATCGATTTCTCCTCACTTGTTGACGATACTGTAACCATGGTAAAAAATCTTCACCAATTTTAGGAACATAATCCTTAAACTCTGAATTAGGAAATATATCCTTAAAGTATTTATGCATTTTCAGAACTCCCTTTTATCAATTTTAGAGGACTTCTAAGTTTCTTTAATTCCTCAATAGTGTGTTTTGCAGACTTATGTATGATACCAATACCACCAGCATCTTCCCATGCTTCAATGTTTTTTGGTCTATCGTCTATCAAAATGTTACCTTTTTTTGCAAATACTGCTTTCTGACTACCACTATAAGTGCATGTTACTACCACATAAGGGTCTACATATTGTTTTATCCACTCGTTTTTATCATAAACTACAACATTCCTGTTTATTGCACCAGCTGCTGTAAGTATTTCCCAAGGTAATCCAGTATGTTTTACATACCCAATCAACTCGTGATAATCCACCATAGGTGGTAATTTTGCAAATAATCTTTTGTTAGTTAGTTCTTCTTTCCTTTCATCATACTCAGAATGACCAAAATCATCTGAGGTCAAAGGTCTACCTAACATTTCACTGACACCTTGATGAAAGTCACATAGTACTCCATCCATGTCTATAAAAATTCTTTTTGGTATATTTTCCATTATAACTCCTTGACTTGGTTTTCCAACTCTTTCCAAGTCATTCTTTTTGCTTTGAATAATTCAAAGGCTTCTTTATCTTTTGACCAATAAACTTCATTTTCTGTCATTGCAGAAGGTGAATCTGTAACTTCCCAGTCTTTTACAAACTCTTGACAACCAGTATCAGATGCACCACCTAATTGATTAATCAATGCAATTATAGTTGCTTCAGAAATCTCTGGGCACTCATAGTAAGAATGTTTACCCTTACCATATGCATCCTCTTCATAAATCTCTTTGGTAACACCAAAGGTAATAACATATTCTTTACCACCTTTGAACTTCCAATAGTTCCCACCATCTAAGTTGTAGTTTTCCAAATACTGTGTATTTACTATTAAACCTTTTTTATTAACAAAAATTCCTTCCATTATGCAGCCTCACTATCTACTAAAGGAGTAGGCAACTCTGCCTTCATCCATTCTATTAATTGACCCTTCATACTGAATGCATTGTAATCACCAGTACATTTAATCTCTATACCATAATTAGTTAATGTCAACTTGTAATATTTGTTACCATCTATCATGTCATAACCATCTTTACCACTCAACCAATATGCATCATATTGACCCTTAACTGGAACTAGATTTAAATTAACTTTCTCTTTCAAAAAGTTAAACACTTTTGATATTGAGAGTTTACCCTCTCTTGATATCACTATTTCTGCATTACCTAATTTCATATTTACTCCTTAATTTATACATATATTATACTAAAATATGTACCTATGAGTCAAACTACCTTAAGTAGTCTGGCCCATACTTTCTCATTCCAAAGACTTGATATCCTTCGAAGAGATTACCTCTTGGTTGGTTTAGGGCAGGTGTTGCCCAACCAGCTGATTTCAACACATCACCTTCTTTGAAAGTGATACCAGTATTTCCTTTTTGAAACTCAAAACGATTAATGAAACCCCAAACAGAACGCTGGTTTCCACTATTCATGATTATTTTGATATACTTCCTAGACACTTTGTATTCATAAGAATAGTCTGTAAGAGTAGGATATTGTTGTAGATGTTCTTTCAACAAATCATCACAGAGTTTTTGACATAGTTGTTCTAACTCTTGTTCTTTGTTGACTTCGTTAACTAGTTCTGATAATTTCATTTACACTCCTTAATTTATGAATATATTATATCAAAATATGTACCCTAGTGTAAAGGTCTCTCGTCACCATTTACAAAGATGGATACTAAGTCATAATTTCCAATAATGTCGATACCTACACGATATCTGACACTTTGACACATTAAATCCCAACTTGCATCAATATCAGATTTATCAAGTGCAAGTTGCATTTCTTTCGAATTGAGAGGGATGTTGATGAGACGAAAGTCTCCACCCCTTTGTTGTATTACTATCCCATTTTTCATACTTATATTATATGAAAAAATGTACCTATGTGTCAAACATTTACCAAAGTTGAGTTATCAAAATCATGTGCAATATTTCCAGCTATACAATATCTTTCAATATTATTTTCTACTGGTCTTACTTGATGATACACATAGGCTGGAAAGATTATCAACTGACCTGTGTATGGTGGAATTGAAAGAAGAGGTTCTCCCCAGTTTTTAGACATATCTTTAATATGTTCTGCACTATTAGATAAGTCTAATTCTATATCACCTTCTGGAACTTTACAAAGTTCTAATGGTTGTACTTTACTTGAGTCTTCTATTCTAGGATAATATGTCCAACTTACTATCGATGGAGAATGATTATGAGCTGGAGAAGCATCACCTTTTTGATATTTCATTCCCCATATTTGAGTTACTACTGGTAAAAAGTAAAGACCCTGTGGAAAATAATAATTTTTTACAACATGTGCTACCCAACTTATCAAATGTTCTGTAGTTTTGTTATAGAATTTCCAACCTGTAAATTTAGAAAGACCAGCATTTATAGAATCTTTTGGGCCATATTCTTGTTCATCTAAATCAATAAGATTACATAATTCTTCATTCAGACATGTAACATCTTCTGGTGCATCTAAAATTAATATTTTTGTTTTAGTAGATACATCTGGCAGTTCATACCATTCTGGATTATATATCCCATCCATCTGTTTTTTCTCCAGAAATTCTTTTACCAGACTCACTCTTATCAAATGCAGGGCCTGAATCGTGTAATTCTTCTGTTGCTGATTGTTCTGTATCATACAACTTCATACGACTTCTATCTACACCTATGATGAATCTTCTGAAATAAGTTGGGTCATTATATCTATTCTTCAACTGTTTTACCATGATTTGGTCTAACTCTTCTAGTTCTTCTGTAGATATTAATGCAACCATCAAGTCAGCAGTTGCTGGTAAACCAAATGATTCAGATGTATCTTCTAGACCTACATCTGTTGATGTAAATCCTTGTCTATTAGTTTGTGTTGCAGTGACAATTGGTAATTTAAATTCAACTGCAAGTCCTCTCATTTCTTCTGCAATACTCTTAACCATTGTATAAGAATTTACACTTGCACCAGCTCTCATTCTTGCAGATGCACAAATGTTTAGATAGTCAACATAGATTATGTCTGGAAGAAAGTCTTTCTTTAAATTGAGTTCTTGCAATAGATGTCTAAAGTGTCCTGTATGTGCAGATGCAGTTGGATACTCTTTGACAATTAGTTTACCTGTTGTCTTATCACGAATGGATTTAACTTTCTTATCATACATATCTTTTGGTAGATTAGAAAGTTCTTGTATAGGTAGGTTCATTAGATTTGCATCAATTCTTTCTGCAATTTTTTCTTCACTCATTTCCATGGATATGTAAAGTACATTCTTACCCATCATGAGATTGTTAGCTGCACAATGACACATGAACAGTGATTTACCAACACCAGTTCCAGCCATAATGACATTCAAGGTTTTATTTGGTAAACCACCCTTTGTAATCTTGTTCATCATTTCGAGGTCAAATGGTAGTTTGTCTTCTACAGTATTGTAGGACATAAATCTATCATCTGCATCTTCGATGAAATCGTGACCAATGTGTTGGTCAAAAGAAACTGATAATGCATCTTTCAGAATATCTGGAATCTCACCCTTTTCTCTAGATGATGACTTATCAATAATCTGAATACTTTCCATAACTGCATTATAGATTGCTCTATCTTTACACCATTTCTCAGTTTCGTCTACAAGAAAATCATGTGGTGTTTCCTCAGTGTTTGTTTTACACTGATTGATAACAGTCATTGCATTCTTTATTTCTTCATCATTATATCCAGAAATATCATTCAATTGAATACTAAGAGCTTCATGAGTAGGACACTCATTATACTTCATAAAGTATTCATTGATTTGATTGTAAACTAATCGTTCAGACCTATCTGTAAAGTAATCTTCCTCAAGATAAGGAATTACTTTTCTTGTAAAGTTATCTGATACGAATAGATTTTTAAGGATTGATTCTTCTATTCTATTCTGCATCTTCTTCTACGATTTCAACACTTCCATATTTAAATTCTTTCTTTGCACATTCATTAAGTTGTTGTAGAACTTCTTCTGTAAAATACTTCTCTGGATTATTGTTGATAGTTTTACCAAACTGAGTTGTACCATCTGGAAGTTCAATTCTTGTTGATGTCTGTTTAAAGATACCATACTTTAGTGCTAAGTCAAGTAGACCATAATATCTATCTAAACCTTTATCATATGTAAGTCTTACATCAACCATTTTGTTTTCTACTGTAAGTCTTGATTTATGATTCTTACAATGAATTATATTACCAATAATTTCTGTTCCATCTTTTTCTTTTTTCTTAGATAGATAGATGATAGATGAAGCTGCATACTTCAATCCACTACCACCACCCATTTCTTTTTGTGGGAACATAGAACCAATCACATCATAAGTATGGTTCGTTACTATCATCGGTATTCCTACCTTACCAAGTTT